CCTGCTGGCGGACCTTGCGTGGGGGAAGAAGCCGCGCAACCATCCGGAAATCCCGGATAGTTCGACTGTCGCCTGTCAGTCGATTGACGCCGCCTCTCCGGAGACTGCGGACGAGGTGTTCGCGCGCGAGATCGCGCTGGCGCGCGAGGTCTGTGAGGACGCGGAAGTCGACGCCCGTGTAGTATCCGTCCCGATCGCCCCGCTTCCCTTTGGGGCCAAGGAATCCGAATGACCAAGGCGCAGAAAGAGACGCTGCTCGCCCACCAGCGCACGATGGCGAAGCGGTCCACCGACTTTTCGCAGCAGGCCCGCGCTGACAGCACCGAGGCGGACATCCGCGCCGAATGCCTCGCAGGCGCGATGCACTCGCAACTGGTCGCGGATGCGATCGGAGTTGCTCTACGGGAAAACGGGGAACTGATTGCCCTCGCGTCCAGCATGGTTGAGCGACCGTCGGAGCAACTTCTGACCGACCTGTACGCCGCCATCAACAACTTCAGGCGGTCCATCCGCGAGCGAGAAGAGCGACTGAGTGGCGCCGTCGAGTCTGACGAAGAACCGACGGAGTAACCGTGGCGCGGAAGTCCCTGACAGAGCACCGACCGCCGACGGAGCAGGAACGACGCTTCGCGGAGGAGTATTGGCAGTGCCTTGACCCGTCGATCGCTGCGGGTCGGGCAGGCTACCCCGACGACGTGGTCCGCAACGCCCATCTGATGCTGCGCGAGGACGTGATTGCGGCAGAGGTCGCGCGCGTGCAGGCAGCGCGGTCGCTTCGGACGCACGTCACGATGGACCTGGTGGTGACGGAGTTGTCCCGCGTCGCCCTCTGCGACCCGCTGGACGCCTTCGACGTGGTTGCTGCTGACGTGGACGAGGACGGCAACCCGACGCCGACCATCGCGCTGAAGCCCCTCGACAAGATTCCTGAGGACACGCGACGGGCGATCGAGTCGATCGAAATGCTTTCGGGCGGCGGCGTGAAGATCAAGTTCGCGAACAAGTTGAAGGCGCTGGAGATGCTGACGCCGCACGTCGAGGCGATGCAGCCCGCGAACCGGAAGTCGAAGTCGCGCACCGTCCAGCAGCAGTTGGCGCAACTTCACGAAGTCCTCTCGCGGGCATCCGAGCGCACCAAGGGCTTGCCGTCGCGGATGCGGGCGCAGACGATCAGCAGCAACGGCGACCGCGTCATCATGGAGATGGAGATTGACGGCGATCCGCCCGCCGAACAGAACGTGACGCCGCCACCGGACGTGCGCCGTGAGTGAGCGAGCGGGCGAGGATTCACGTTCGCTCGTCAAGCAGGTCCGCGCGCTTCTGACGCCTGAGACATTCGCGCTCCTCACGCCCGACGAACGGCAGCAGGTCGAGGATGTGCTGGGCGAGGAACCGCCCGACGGCTTGCTGTCTGAGGCGCACGTTTGGCAGACGCGGATGATCCGCGACCCGGCGCGCTTCAAGGTCGTCATGTGCAACCGTCGCGCGGGCAAGTCGCGCGGCATCGCGGGCATGATGCTGGAGGATGCGTGGCGGCATCCGTACGGCAACTACCTGTACGCGGGCATCTCGATCGAGAGCGCGAAGAAGGCGATCTGGAAGGACGCCCTCGTCAAGATGGACCGCGAACTAGGGCTTGGCCTCGCGTTCAACGAGACGAAGAGTACCTGCACGCTGCCGAACGGCGCGGTGATCTACGTGCTGGGCATGGACTCGTCCGAAGACCAGAAAAACAAGGCTCGTGGCGGCGGCTTCCGCATGGCGATCGTGGACGAGGCGCAGGAGTTCGATGACCTGGACGACATCATCTCGTCCATCGTCCGTCCTGCCGTCTCCGACACGCAGGGCAGCATCATCGTCTCTGGGACGCCCGGACAGGTTCCCGTCGGCCTGTTCTTCCGTGTGTCCAAGGGGCACTGCGCTGAGAAGCCCGAGCGGTGGGTCATCCGCGACCGGGAGAGCGCGATTGATTGGGTCGGGTACACTTGGTCGTCGCTCGACAACCCGTTCATGCGCGAGCAGATCGCGAACGACATCGCGTTGATGATCGAGGCGAACCCGGCGATTGTTGAGACGCCGCGCTTCAAGCGTGAGTGGCGCGGCATGTGGGTGACGGACTCTGAGCGCCGGGTCTACCTCTACGAGTCGCCGCGCAACGACTACTTGGAACTGCCGAAGTACGCGACGGGCGACTGGCACTACGCGCTGGGCGTCGACTTGGGCTTCAACGACGACACGGCGATCACTGCGATTGCGTGGCACGACCACGACCGCTGCGCCTACGTCGTGGACTCCGACAAGCGGCCCCGCCTCGACATCACGGCGGCGGCGAACTGGATCAGGGCGTGGATGGGCCAGTACGACTCGCCCTACGTCATCGTGGACGGCGCGAACAAGCAGGCAGTCGAGGAAATGCGCCGCCAGCACGGTTTGCCGCTGATTGCTGCGGACAAGCGTGGCAAGGCTGACTTCATCGACATCCTGAACGCGCAACTGATCTGCGGGAACGTGAAGTGGTCGCCGCGCTGCGAAGTGCTGCGCGAAGAGGCGATGCACCTGTCGTGGGACAAGCGGGCGTTCGACCGGGGCGTGCGGATCGAAGACCCGCGCGCAAGCCAGCACGCGCTCGACAGTTTCCTGTACGCCTCGCGGTTCGTGCTGACGTACTTGTCGGAGGCGGCGCCTGTCGAACTGGTGCGCGGGTCCGACGAGTGGCGCAAGCAGGAAGAGCGCGAAATGATCGAGCGGGCCGAGCGGCGCATCATCGCGTCGCGGCAGGCCGACGATGACCTCTGGAGGTATTCGTGAGCACTGAGATTCAGCGCGTTTCCGCGATGGCGGACCTGATGGTGGCGAAGGGCATTCGGTTCGTGAAGGTCGACGGGATGGAGGTCGAACTGGACCGCCCGTTGGTTCCGACCGTGCCCGAGGCGAAGAGCGCGATCCCTGCGGGGGCGAGCGTTACGCCGATGCCCGACGATGGCGAGTCCGTCATGCTCCCCGCTGAGGCACTTTGCCGGTGTTCTCACCCCATGATAGACCACGACTCGTCCGGGTGCCTCGTGGCGGGGTGCCCGGTAGAGACGTGCGCTCAGACAAAGGTGTGACGCGATGGCGGCGAACGACTCCAGCATGAAGCGGTGGTGGCGCCTCGACGGCTTGCAGTGCGCCGAGGCGATCGGGTCGACCATCGACTCCATGCGTAGCGCGACGCGCGCCAGGATCGACACCTACTCGCTCTGCCAGCGTCTCTACGCCAACCGGAACCTGATCGGGCCACGCCTCCAGACGGGTCGCATCCCGTGGATGGACAACGGTCCGACGGTGAAGATCAACATCACCGGGTCGATCGTGGACACGCTGGCGTCGAAGTTGTCTCAGTCGCGGCCTCGCGCCCTGTTCTTGACGAACAACGGCGACTGGAAGCAGCAGCGCGACGCAGAAAAGCTCACGACGATCAGCGACGGCATCTTCGCGGAGTGCGACACGTACGCGATCGGTGAACTGGTCGCCCGTGACGCGCTGGTGTTCGGAGACGGCTTCATCCACCACTTTGAGCGCAACAACCGCGCTGCGATGGAGCGCGTCGTTCCGTGGGAAATCTACGTGGACGACTTTGAGGCGCTGTACGGCAAGCCGCGCCAGTTGCACCGCATCAAGTACGTCGACCGCGACCAACTGATCGAGTTGTTCCCGAAGAAGAAGGACGCCATCAAGCAGGTCCGCGACGAAGCGGTCATGGCGTACGCCGGGATGCAGGTCAGCGACATCGTGGAGGTCCGCGAGTCGTGGCACCTTCCGAGCCGCAAGGGAGCGAAGGACGGCGCGCACGTCATCAGCGTCGAAGGCTACCTGCTGACCGACGTGGAGCCGTGGACACGCGACGACTTCCCGTTCAGTCACATCCAGTGCTCGCAACCGATGACGGGCTTCTGGGGGCAGGGCTTCCCCGAGCAGCAGCAGTCGATGCAGTTGGAGGTCAACCGTCTCTGCAACCAGATCCAGCGGTCGCTCCACTTGGGGTCGACGTTCAAGGTGCTGGTTGAGCAGGGATCAAAGATCGTCAAGGAGCAAATCAACAACGACATCGGCGCAATCATCACGTACAGCGGCACGGGCAACAAGCCTGAGTGGGTCACGCCTCCGCTCGTTCAGCCCGAAATCTACTCGCACCTGATGATGCTGATTCAGCAGATGTACCAGTCGAGCGGCGTGTCTCAGTTGTCCGCCGCGTCGCTCAAGCCTGCCGGTCTGGACAGCGGAAAGGCGCTGCGCGAGTTCCAGGACATCGGCACCGACCGCTTCCGAATGCTGGGGCACCAGTACGAGAACTTCTACCTGAACGTCGCGAAGCAGTCGCTTGCGACGGCCCGCGCGATCGTGGAGCGCGAGGGGTCGTACCCGGTCAACACGCCCAAGCGGAACGCGATCGTCACGGCGGACCTGAAGACGATCAAGTTGTCGGAGGAGGAGTACATCCTCGACTGCTACAAGGTGTCGAGCCTGCCGCGCGATCCTGCCGGGCGGATGCAGACGGTGCAGGAATGGGTCAGCGCCGGGTGGATCGCGCCCGAAGACGCGATGGACTTGCTCGACTTCCCTGACCTGGACCGCGCGAACTCCGTCCTGACGGCGTCGATGCGCTACCTGAAGAAGATTCTGGACGAGATGGTCGACTCCGGGGAGTACACGCCGCCCGACGCCGACGACAACCTCGCGCTCGCCCGCAAACTGGCGCTCCAGCGCCTCGCGGAAGCCAAATACACGGGCGTTCCTGAGTCGCGACTGCAACTGGTGCGCGACTTCCTGTCGCAGATTGGGGACCTGGAAGCGCAGATGGCGCCGCCCATGCCTCCGGAACAGTTGGGCCTGCCTCCGGGCGGTCCGATGCCTGCGCCCATGCCGGGCGCGGGTTCCTCGATGCCGATGCCTTCGGCGTAACTGGAGTTGACGCATGTCCGTTGAGCCTACGACCGCCCCCGCCGCGAACGCGGAGAGCGGTCAACCGGCAACGCCCCCCGCCGCAACGAACGGCGCCGCTCCTGCGCCTGCCGATGCGAAGTCCGCGACGGAAGCCAAGCCCGCAGAAGCGACCGCTGGGCAGGCGACCGCTGCGATGGTTCGGCGCGAGCAGGAACTCGTCAAGCAGAAGCAGGAATCCGCCCGCGAGCGCGCAGAGATTGCCAAGGAGCGCGAGGCGCTGAAGGCGTCGATCGCGGATGCCGAGAACTACCGCAAGATCATCGCCGCCGCGAAGGCCGATCCGCTGGGCGCCGCTGAACTGCTGAACCTCGACTACGACGCGATCACCCGCGCGAAGCTGGACCGCGCGAAGGCGACCGTCACGCCGGACGACCTCAAGCGTGAGCTGGACGCTCGCGAGAAGGCCCGTGCCGATGCGGAGGCGCAGCGCATGGCAGAGGCGCAGCGCATCGCGGACGAGGCACAGGCGAAAGAAGTGAAGGAGTCGCTGGACGCCTACATGGCGGACGCTCGCGCCATCATGGACGCCACTCCTGACGCCTACGAACTGCTCCGCGACCACTCGACGGCGTTCGGCGCTGAGAAGGCGGAAGACCTGGTGGTGCGAGTCGCCCGAGAGCACTTCGCGGAACTGCGCAAGGAAAACCCGCGCGCCAAGCCCCCCAGCGCCAAGGAAGCGAACGACCTCGCGGAGAAGTGGCTGGAGGACCGCGCAAAGAAGCTGCTTTCCGCGAAGAAACTGGCGCCGCCGCCTGCCGAAAAGCCGAAGCCGCCCGTCTCCCTGACGAACGAACTCGGCGCCTCCGCAACGGGTCGTGTTGACACGGCCGATGGATCGCGGGATGCTGACTTCGGAACGATTCCTTGGATGGTTCGCAAAGCCAAGGAACTCGAAAACGCACGCAAGACGTAGGGCGTCCCCACCCTGCGAGTCAGTGTCCAGCGCCGCGAGTGCGCGAAAGCCTCACCACCAACGCTTTCGTCACCCACGCGCGCGGACTTGGCCTTCGGGCTGTCCGTGCCAACCACAGAGCCCTGCGAGTCGCCCATGAGCGACCCGGTTCTGCACGGACAGTCCGATGGCTACCGAGTTCAACCAGACTACTCTCGCCGCAGTCCTCAAGCAGCGCTACGCCGACGGCCTCGACAAGATGATCTACGAGAACCGGCCGTTTTTCGGCATGGTTCCGAAGATGACCGACTGGACCGGCGACAACATGAATACGCCGGTTCAGATCGGCAACGCGTCGGCCAACAGCGCGACCTTCACGACCGCGCAGAACAACCAGTTCGCCGCCGTGTACCGCAAGTTCGTGTCGTCCCGCGTGAGCGAGTACCAGCTTGCTCGCCTCGACCGGCAGACGATGCTCGCCACGAAGAACGACGCGGGCGCCTTCTTCCGCGCCGCGACCAAGGCGATCGACGACGCCGTCAACGGCCTCACCGAACGCCTCTGCGGCCAGATGTTCCGCTCCACGACCGGCACCGTCGGCACGCTCGGCAGCCCGCCTGCGGGCACCGGCATCTTCACGCTGGGCGACCCCGAGTCCGTGTCCGGCATCAACATCGGTGACGTGTTCCTCGCGTACTCTGGTGACGGCAGCGGCGTTCGCGCGGGCACCGGCTACGTGCTCGCAGTGAACCGTGCGCCGACCAGCGCCAGCATCACCGTGTCCGCCGTGTCCGTCAGCGGCGCGGCTGGCGATCCGGCCGGATGGGCGAACGGCGACTACCTCGCGCCCGCTGGCACCGTGAACCTCACGATGGCCGGTCTGTCGTCCTGGATTCCCACGACTGCGCCCGGTTCCGGCGACTCGTTCCAGTCCGTCGACCGCTCGATCGACCCCGTCCGCCTCGCGGGCAACCGCCTGAACGGCACCGCGATGCCGCTGGAAGAGGCGCTGAACGGGATCGTGACCGCCGTCGGCAAGCAGGGTGGCCGTCCCGACACGATCGTGACCAACTTCACGACCTACAACGGCTTCCTGAACGCGCTCGGTTCGCGCGCCGTGTCCTGCGAGATGTCCGGCCCCGCTGGGCTCTCGTACTCGGGCATCAAGTACAACAGCGCGACCGGCCCCGTGAAGATCGTGGCCGATCCGTTCTGCCCCGGCAACATCGCCTACGTGCTCCAGATGAACACCTGGGAACTCGCCTCGCTCGACAAGGCGCCGCACATCGTGGACGACGACGGCATGGGCTGGTTCCGGGTCTACAACGCGGACGCCTCGGAAGTGCGCGTCAACTTCTACGGCAACCTGATCTGCAAGGCGCCGGGCAAGAACGGCGTCGTCCAGACGGCGGTCTAACCAGCGGTCGCGCGGTGAACCCGCACGGAAGGGAGCACACACATGGCCGCACGAAACTTCACTCTCGTCTCGCACAGCGCCACCAAGGGCGTCGTAGACGTGTTCTTCAAGGTCACGTTCGACGGGGCGTCTCAGCCCACGCTTGGCACTGGGGCTGGCAACGTCGGCGTCAAGTCGTTCGTCCGCACCGACACGGGCGACTTCACGCTGGTCTTTGGCACGCCGTCGCAGGCGGCGGACACGTACATGGCGCTCTTGGGCGCCAGCGTGGTCTTTGAGGGGCAGTCGCCTGACGCGCCCATCATGCACGTCGTCTCGTCCAGCGCGATCGGGACGACCGGCACGCTCACGCTGACGTTCCTCGACTACGCGGGCTCCGCTGCTGATCCTGGCGCTGGCGAGATCGGGTACTTCCGGTTCGCCCTCCGCAACTCCACCGCGATCTGAGGTGATACGTGGCCGTCACGATCAGCAACGTCTCGGAAACCTCAGTCTTCTCCGGCCAGCCGGTGGCGATTCAGGTCACGCTGCTGAACGATGGCGGCAGCACCATCACGCTTGACGACATCTTGCTGCAAGCGCCTGCCGGAGCCGTGTGCAAGTTCACGCGCAATGGCGAACTTCCGACGACGGTCGCGAACGGGGATACGCTAATCGTCCCGTTCGGCGCGACGTTCTACGCCAGCGCCCAACTCGATCCGGCGACCAAGGTCTACCAGTCGTTCAGCGTGATGGCAATCGTCAAGGGCACGCTCGCTGGCGCCTATTTCGAGATGTCCAGTTCCGCAGTGACCGTGAACGCGATCAACCCGTCCTTCCCCAGCGCTGCCCAGATACAGGGCGGCAACCTCGCTGAACTCGCTGCCAACCTCACCGGCAAACGTCGCGCCATCTTCGTCGCGATGGGCCTCTAGCGCGTCACCTCGGGACGCGCTCTGGCGGTCCCACCAAGGAGCACTCACATGGCACTTCCTCAGGTTCCCTTCATCGACGGGGCTGGCCTCAGCAAGACCTACCCTGCCCATCTCGACGCTTCCGGCGGCTACGCGGTGGTTCACTCGCTCGACGGTCAGGTGCCGACGTTCAGCGCGTCCGGCTCCGCCTTCGCGCAGGTCGCCACGCCGACCGTGTGGCTCGTCATCCAAGGCAGCGCGTCGAAGACCGTCCGCATCCGCCGCATCGAACTGGCGGGTGCCGCGACCGCCGCTGGCTCGATGCCCTTCGTCATCGCCCGTTGCTCGGCCGCTGGCACGCTCGGGTCCGCCGTGCTGACCGCCGTCACCGCTGCGGAGCACGACACCGCTGGCGCCGGCGCGACCGCCGTCGTCTCGACCGTCGGCATCGCGAACTACGGCACGCCCCCGACTGTGGTGGCGAACATCGCTGCGGGCCGCGTCAACATGGTGGCGCTCGGTTCCGCCGCGACCTCGTCCACGGGCACCCCCGGCGTCGTGCTGGGCGGCGAGGCCGGTGAGGCCGCGATCGTCCTGCGTGGCATCAGCGAGTACCTGACGATCAGCGCGTCGGGCGCCGCGATCCCCTCGGGCGGCGTGAACGACTACCGCATCGTGTGGACCGAAGAGTCCGAGTCGTAATCGTGGCCCGTGACGCACTGAGCATGGCGCTGATGGGTCCGATGTCTGCCTCGCCCGGAGACGCGGATTCCATCGGCGGCATGGATGGCGGTCCGGAGTCGGATGACGCCGTGGTTGTCGCCACCGACGTGATGGCGGCGATTGAGTCGAAGGACGCGGCAGCGTTCGTTGACGCCCTGCGCAACCTGATGGACGTGCTGCACGCGAAGAAGGAAGCCGAAGAGGACGACTAGTCGCGCGGGACGCGCTGGAGGCAGAGACGCCAATGGCGATCCCGAAGAGCATCGACGCCAGAAACAAGATCCGCCTCGCGCGGCTCTGTCCTTCAGGACGGGGTCGCGCGTTGCAGTTTCTCAACGAGTGCGCGACCGCTGGTCTGGACGTTGTGGTGCTTGAAGTCGAGCGCGACGACGAGAAGCAGTTGGAGCACTGGCGCAAGGGTCGTCGGTACGCAAACGGCAGGTGGTCGGTCGTCGGCAAGACGGCCACGAAGGCGATGACTGCGGCAGAGACGCCGCACGGCCGACGCGGACCTGACTATGACAAGGGCGCCTGCGCGTTCGACTTCGCGAAGTGTACGGGCGAGAAGACCGCCGACTGGTCCGATCCCGATTTCTTTCGGCGCTGCGGCGCGATTGGCGAGCGCATCGGGCTTGCGTGGGGTGGTAGGTTCGGAGAGTCGGCGCCAGGCAAGGGCGACGGTTGGGACGGGGGGCATCTGGAAGTGCCGGGCTGGAAGGAACGCCCGCTGCTCCCGAAGGAAGTCGCATGAGCGAGGCAGCAGCCCCGACGGAAGTCGGGCAGGAACCAGGTGAAGGCGTGGGCACGATCGCGGCGGGTGCGGAGGCAGCGGAGGACGCGAAGATTCTGGTGGCGATGAAGCGTTGGCTTCCGTCGGTCATCACGGGCGGCGGCCTGTTGGTCGGGATCATTTCGACCGGCGTGATGTTCTCGATGCGCCTCGATGCGCTGGAAAAGAGCGTCATCGAGATCAAGCAGGTCGGTTCGCCGCCCGTGCAGTTGCTCCAGTCGCGCATTGGCGCGATGGACGTGGCGGTAATCGCGGACCGTGCCGAACGGATCAAGGACCACGAACTGCTGCTCAAGATCGACCGGAAACTGTCGCTGCTGATCTGCAAGGGCGACGCAACCAAGTGTTCGGAGTGACCCGATGGACTTCGCCTCGCTGCTGATCGCTGCCGTCACCCCGTACGTGCGCGGGATCGTGTTCGTCGTGGGCGTGACGTGGGCGGCGGGGAAGTTCCTGCCACCGCTCAAGTTGGTCAACGGCAAGCGCAGCGACGGACAGAAGCTCGCGCTCATGGTGCTGGCGCTTGTCGCGGGGTTGCTCGCGGCGTTCGTCGGCATGGTGAACGAAGACGCCTCCGTGGCGCAGAAGGCGGGGGACGGGTTCATCGTGTGGGCGCTCGCCACCGCGAACCGTGACGCCGCGATGCGCACGCTCGGCATGTCGAAGAAGCGAGGCGAGAAATGACCCTCACGGAAGCCATCGCTGAGTTGCGCGTCCGGACCGACATCGTGAACAACGACGTCTGCACGGACGCCGATCTGACCTCGTTCCTGAATCTGTCCCAGCAGGAACTCTACGGCCTGCTGATCCAGACGTACGGGGCCGACTACGCGCTGTCGACGGCGTCGCTCGCGTACACAGGGTCCAGCAACACCGTCGCGCTGCCGACCGACTTCTTCAAGCTGCGCGGCGTGGACGTGCTGACGGGCGGGCAGTACGTGACGCTCAAGCCGTTCAACCTCGCGGAGCGGAACCTGCTGGCGAACATCCCGAACGCCATCGGGTCGCCGTGGTACTCGGTCCTGCGCTACCGCCTGTCCGGCAACAACCTCTGGATCGAGCCGCTGCCGCCCGCCTGCACGGTTCGCATCTACTACTCGCCCAAGCTCGCCGCGCTGTCGACCGGGACGGACACGCTGATCGGGTACAACGGGTGGGAGGAGTACACGATCGTGGACGCGGCGATCAAGGTCATGCAGAAGCAAGACCTCGACGTGAAGGTGTTTTTCGCGCAGAAGGGTGCGCTGATCCAGCGCCTCAACTCCGAAATGGAGAACCGCGACGCAGGATCGCCCGCGACCGTGACGGACACGACAGCAACCGGCAACCTCTCTGGCAGCGGCTACGGCAACTTCGGTGGCGGATGGTGGTACTGACCGATGGCCTTCAAGCCGCGCAAGTTCAGCCCGCTGCGGCAACCGCAGAACGAGACGCTTGACGCGCTTGGGGCGCGGCTTGACCGTGTGCAGGACAACCTTCGGTCGCTGGTCGATCCGCTCTCCACGCAGGTCGCAAATGTCTCACAGCAGTCGGGCCTGACCGCTCTCTCCCCGTCGCCTGCCGGGTCGTACACGAATCTGGACGCGACGATCGACGTGTACGGTCGCGTGACGGCAGCGGCGAGCGGGACGGCGGGTGGGGCGTTCACCCGGCAGACGTTCTCTGCGGCGGGGACCGTCGGCGCGGGGAACCGCTACTGCGCAATCACGGCGTCGTTCAACGGCGCGATCACGCTGCCTGCGTCTCCGACTGCGGGCGACACGGTCGTCATCACGGACGAGGTGGGCGTCGGCAGTGGGTCCGCGAACGGGTCGTCCAGCGACCTGATCTACGTCGTCGTCGACAACACGGGCACGCAGAGCATCACCGCGCCGGGGCTCGCCACGTCGCGCACGCGCCTGCTCTTGTGGAAGAGGTACGGCGCGATCACGCTGGTGTCGGACGGCACGGGCGCGTGGCGGGCGACCGAGCGCGTCGGCTGGCACGTCGATCCGCGCGCGATCTCGTCGCTTGCGTGGTTCATCGACTCGCGGCGCGGCATCACGCTCAACTCGACGGCCGTCTCCGCTTGGGCCGACTTGTCCGCGACCGGCGCGAATCTCTCGCAGGGCACCGGCGCGAACCAGCCTCTCTATGTCCACTCGGGACTCGCGCCGCGCGCAACGCCCGGTGACGAGAACTGCGTCATCTCGATCGACTCGTCCGACACCATGACGACCAGCGCCACGGTGGCATTCACGACGGGCGCCATGACGATCGTGACGTGCTTCAACTATCGCTGGCCGAACGCGGCCGTGGCGGCAGCGTTGGTGAAATCGAACGAGTCGAGCAGCGCCGGATTCGCGGTCTTCCCAAACACGACCGCAGTGGGCGCCATCGCTGCGGCCGGATCGCTGTACGCGCGCGGGCACGGAACCAGCGACGACGGCACCGGGCCCTACTACTCCGGTGTGCGCAACGAGCAGACGGTGTTGGACGAGACGGTCGTTGAGACGATCATTCTGGATTCCGCCTCCGTGGATCGCCGCCACAACCGATCGCCGGTTGTGGCGGCGAATCGCGTGAGCGCCTCTCTCGATTCCTTCACTCAGACGCTTTCCGTGTTCAACGGCCTGCCGGTCTGCCGCCTGTTCTGCACGATGCTTTTCACCGCGACGATCTCGGCCGCAGACGTGTTCGACCTTGAACGCGCGGTCACGGAGACGTTCG